CATGTACTTCTGGACGGCAGCCTCGGCATACGTCATTCGGGCGTCAGACGGGCCGAATGTTCCTTGATTGTCTGATGACTTGATTTGGTTTGGTTCGAATGCGACCCATACGCGATGTTCATGACCGCCTCCCATGATGTTTCCGCCTGTGTGCGTTAGTCCGTCGTGTCCCATCTGGCGGAATAAGTCATGCCTTTGGTCCTTGCTTAAAGGTCTCATCCCACGAGCAACCTCTACTCCAACGTAATTGCTGATCTCGTCCATCAAGCCCCAAACGGAATGCTCCTGACCGCCCTGCATATTGGGGTGCTTCTCCACCATTCGTCGGTCATTTGCATACCTGCGAAGCACTCTAGCTGCCTTTCCACGCTCACCATGAAAATCACTGGATTCGATGGTATATGCCAGAAACTCTGCTTGATCGGATGTAGCGATTTGGTCTAAGTCGAGAGGATTGCGGATGTTCAAGTAAACATTCTTGACTTCCGACTTAGGCAGCAATCCCTTGAGGTAGTCATGTAGCGGCTGTAGATCAGCCTCGTCTCGCATCGGTAATTCATCGTGAATAGTGGTCTGATTCAGCGTCCACTTACCCGGAGTTGCCGGTGAATCATGTGCTATCCGCACGTTTTTATAAGGCTGCTGACCTGTCTTGTAGATGATATTGACTTCCGCACCACCAGTTCGCCCGCTGCCAAATGCCGGTTTCTCTTGCAATTTGTAGTCGTCCGGCAATAGTGAGATAATCTTGCTTTCAATAGCCGCCCAGTCTTTGGATTCAGGGTGATAATCGACTGTTGGAAGATTTCCGGCGTATTCACCCGCGATACTTTCATCTTCTGTGAAGTAAAAACCTGGGCCATACAGCAGAGAATTTGCGTCGCCTATTTTGGACTTATCGAATCGATCCCAGCCGCCAGAAGGCGTCCCATGGTAAGCGACAATAGGCTTTCCTTCCTTGTCAGCCACCTTACTCATATGGTAATTCTCTTGCGGCTCACCCGTCTCCAGATCGACCACTTGAGAGGCATTCTCGGAGTCATTCTCCCAATCACCGAACCAAGACTTGAACGCTTTCGCGCGAACGCCGTTCTCTTGCCAATCTTGGGCGGCCTGCTCTGGGCTGTACTGCTCTTCGTCCGGGGATTTATCGGAATCGGAGGCTTCCCATCTGTCAATCATCTGTTTGGCGAACCACAGCTGACCGACAGCGTCCTGAGCCTGCCAGCCGCCAGGAGTGTCCTCGAAAATAGTCCATTCCTTAGATAGCGATCCATCCTCTCTTTCCAAGTGGCCTATTTGGTAACCCTTGTAGATGTACTCGCTTGGGCCAGTCTTTACAGGTTTCGATTCTTCAGGCACAGGTTCTGGCGAACCCTCTTCCTCTGGTGCCGGTTCCTCTTGGTCCCGCCGCTCCCACCGAGAGTTGGCATTAAGGACATAGGTCACGCCGCCCTCTGTCTTGGTTTCACCTTGTTGGTGTTGCGGCGTTTCAAACAATGGACCAGGAGAACCGAAGAGGTCCATCTGGCCTGGACTGGACTTTCTGCGCGCATACGATTCCGGGTAGTTGGCTTTCATGTACCGCTGGACGGCATCCTCGGCATACGTCATTCGGTCGTCAGACGGGTCGAATGTTCCTTGATTGTCTGATGACTTGATTTGGTTTGGTTCGAATGCGACCCATACGCGATGGTGATGGCCGCCACCCATACGGTCACCGCCGATATGAGTAATACCGTCGTGACCCATGCCTCGCAGTACTTCGTACATGGCATACTTACCGATCTGCGAAGACACAATGTTATACAGTGTCTCAACCTTCCCACTCGGGGTATCGATCTCTTGTAACGTCCGCCAAGAGCTCGACAACTTCTTGCGAAGAGTTTTCGTAACACTCTCTTTAAGTACCGGACTCATGTCCTTGTACCACCTGCCCCCCACACCGCTAGTTTCCATAGACTTAACGATTGCATCCGCATCCGCAGTCTTTAATACATTGATCCAATCCGAAACATTCTGATCGGAATCCAAGTCCAATGGTTTCCGGATATTCAAATAGACTTCTTTCGTTTCCTCTGTGCGTTGTCTTGTCACTAGCTGAAGAAGGTCAACACCATATCGTGACAACGCATTGTAATTGGCCGAATTCATGCCTTCCAAGCTGGCAGCATCTATTTGACCTTCATTTACCTTATTAAGGGTCCATGTAAGATTATCTACTGCCTCTTTAGCCATTTTTGGTGCAAGCTTACCCCACTTTCCATCGCCAGCCCCCTGTGCTTCAAGCTTTTTCTTTTCTATGGCAACTCCTATGAGATGTTTGAGCTTTTCTGTCGCTTCATCAACGTTATATTTCAACTTTGCTCGATAGCTACCGCCAGGAGACGATTCCTTCTGTTCATACGAACTAGCCACAGACTCATCTTCAGTGAAATAAAATCCCGGACCAAATAATAGGTGTTCTGGATTCCCCATCTTCGACTTATCGAACGCTTCCCAGCCGCCAACAGCTGTCCCGTGATACACCCGTACCGGCTTACCATCTTCACCATGCACCTGGCTCATATGGTAGTTTTCGGTCGGCTCCCCAGTCTCCGGACCGACCACTTGAGAGGCATTCTCGGAGTCATTCTCCCAGTCACCAAACCACGACTTGAAGGACTTCGCGCGGACGCCGTTCGCCTGCCAGTCCTGGGATGCCTGCTCGGGGCTGTACTGCTCTTCCGGGGCCTCTTTTTCTGATTCTGGAGAGGTGGTCTCGATTTCCGGTGTGGTCGCAGTCGCAGGTTTCGCGGCTTGTGGTTCTTCCCTGTTGGCCAGTTCCCACCGATGGTTTTGATTGAGCCTGTACGTGGTCCCGTTCTCTGTCTTCGTGTCTCCAACTTGGTGGTCTGGGAAGTCAATCATCAACTGCTGCGCGTACTTCAGTAGCTGGTCGCTGTTCTTCGAATACTGTCCAGATCCCATATTGGCCTGGAGCAACTTCATAGCGCCCTTTGCAATCTTGGCCGCACCCTGCTTGCTCATGCCCAGCTTCTCACCGATCTCGGAAAAACTCATACCCTCTTCGAACTTCATGGACAGAACGGCGCGCTGGCGTTCCGGTAGCTCCTCCATCAACTCTTGGAGTTGTTCAACTAGCTCGCCTTCGCCCGCGAGTTCTCCGCCAGATCGCATCTTTTCATCGACCGGATTCATCGGAGCATCAGCCGCTTCTTGTGGGATCCCCGCAAAGTCTTCATCTCCTGGAACGGCTACCACACCACCGCGGCGAAGCTTCCCGGACGCGCGCTGTATACTCTGCAAAACCCAGTAGGCAGCGTATTTATGGAAAGCCTTTCCTTTGCTTGGGTCGAATTTGTCAGCTGCATGTAGCAGAGCAATCGAGCCCTCCTGGAGGAGGTCGTCGCGGTCGTTCGACTTGTTGGAGAATCGCTTTGCAATATTGCGAATAAGACCGCCGTTCTTTTCTAACAGAGCCCCGGCGGCGTCTTTGTCACCAGACTGTATTCTGGACACTAGATCTTCGTTAGATCCTGGCTTGAACGAAGGCGCAGGGGATCCTACTGACTCCGGCATGACGTCAGGACTAGCAGATTCCGGAACCTCTACAGGAGGAGCAGAAGGTGTAGCTACAGAAGCAGGTGCAGCTTCCTTGGGCTTGGCCGGAGTGGGTTTTTTCGCTGCGGGCGGAACAGCTTCTTTCGCGGGCGCTGCCCCTGATGAACCTGGATCGCTAGTAAACTGACCACCTTCGCCACGAGGGTGCTTGCCCTCTTCCCAGTCTGCCGACCCAGGAACAGTAGGTTCATCAAATAGAGACAGCTGTCGAGCATATCGCACAACTCGAAGAGCGCCCGCCCGTCCATGACCCCGCTGTCGCAGGAAGTTGTATAGACGACGATAGCTCCGCCGCCTCTCTCGCATGCAATGGAAGATCGGTGCCGAGTTACCACCTTCGATTATTTCGCAATTGCCAAACGCTTTCTTCAGAATCCCTTGGACCATCTGGGTGGCTTCGTCGGAGCTCATTCCGTCATACGCGCCCTTGCGAGGGCTATTCGGAAGATTGGCAATGCAGTGTCCATTAACCTCAGTCGACTCCAGCATCTCCTGAATTGTCTTCTGGAGCTCTTGGAGGCTGTCCTGGACGTTTAGAACGTTCGAGGCATAAACGACGCAGTATTTTTCATTGAGTGCGTTAGAGTCGTGTACGGGGCTTTTGTTCTCGCCGTATTCGTAGGGCGTGACGTCCACACCGTGACCAGAGAGAATTCCAGCATGAACGGCGTGTTTGCCAGCACCGAAATCTAGGACGGTGGCGTCCTGTCCCACCTGCTGGGCTACCTTCTCAGCAATCTTAGGGACCTTAGCATTGGGGCCAACGGCACCACCGGACCGAGAAGTGGAGTTTGCAACAGCCACTGCCGTGTCCTCGTGCGAAGCGGCCCGATACCGTCGCCATCTCGCTAGAGACTGCCGTGACCATTTTTTATAGCGAATTTTCCATCCTCTCCGCATCGATCGCTGCCCAGCCTGGGACCAAGAATCGATAAGGGCTCTCGCCTCGGAGCCTGGCTGTTCCTCATGGCGTGAAAGCTGTTCCAACGCTTCCGCCATGACTTCATCATGCCACGGCTGGATGTTCTTCATCATGGATTTCTGGAGAGTATTCCACAGTGCTTCAGAGGAATCACCCTGTCCCGCAGACTCTCCCACATCCCAATCCAAAACATCCGGATGATATCTCTCTGCAGTCTCTGCCATCTCGTCAAACTGCCCTCCGTAAGGGCTGTGTTTCTGAAATGCATCGTGATCACGACCGCGGTACTGTCTCAACGAAGCTAGGAACCTCTGCCGGGGCGATGCTTGCCGGGTCGTCTTTCCTGTGACCGGATCCTTTTCGACTACCGTTTCGTTACCGAAGTACTGCCCAATGACGTCATTGATACCTGCTGCACGCCCAGCGGCCTGTTCCTGCTTTTGACTGTAAATATCTTCAGCTACAGACTTTAGTTGCTGCTGCAATTCCGCATACTCTTCGTCGGAAGTCTCTGCGGACTGTGGCCCCAGGGCTTCCAGGATCGCCTTGCCTATGCGGCTCTTGGGATTCACTCTGCGAACTTTGGGGGGCGTTTTTGGGTTTTCTGTGACATTTGAAAACTCATCAGAAGAGCCCGTTTCCTCCGTACCAGTTACTGAAGGAGGTGTCTGCTGTGGAGACTCAGCCGGCGAAACATCCTCTCTTGGAATCGAATACCGTACGTCCCAGTCATCGCTTTTGAACTTCGGCGGGATCATCACGACGTTTCCGCCGTCGGAAGAGAATCCAATCGCACCGTGTCCTAGGGTTTTCGATAGGTCGTGCAGTTGTCCGTATTCGGACGCTTCTGTACTGTCTTTGAGGTGGTCGTACAGCTCCCTCGCGTACTCATGCCCTAGCCGAGTGGTCTGGACGTGCCCCCTTCGCTTTGTGTCCCGCAACCGGTGTAGAGAACCTAGTAGACCCTGGATGGATGTGGGGGCTTGCTCAATATGTCCTCCAATGATGGCGTACTTTTCGTCGTTTGACTGTGGGGCTGGCTCATCGAGTTCGACATCGGACCCCACGTCACTACCCCGGAGTTCTTCTCCGGGCTCTGCACCGGCAGCATCCTCCTGTCGCTTGGCCTCCTCTATTTCTCTCTGCCTATCCATAGCTCGCTGTCGCGAAGGAGACGGCTGCGGTTTTGGAACTTCAGAGTCCGGCGGCCTTACTGGCTCTGAGCCGACTCCACTAGAGTCGCCCTTGGCGTCGGGTAAATCTCGTGTCCTGCTGGCACTTTCATGCTCCGCGAGAATGGCCACCATTTGATGGCGAGCTTCTCGACTTGGCCTGAAGGACTCGTAGAGACTAAACGGATTATCTGATCCGGACGCTGCTTGAGCGGCCTGGTCGACTTTGTCATGCATCTCTTCTGGCAAATCTGACTTGAGAATGTCGGCCAACTGGCCAACTACTTCTTGGGGGGTCTTCACCTCTGGTTCCACTGCCGGATCTTCGGGTCGCGACTCCTGCGTCCCAAACGATTCTTCGCCGCCATCCTGGGGAAATTCGGGGGTCGGGTCGGGGACTGCTGCTGACTCCGGGGTGAGCTCTCCAAACACGTCGTCCGGTTCAATTTCCTCTGGTTCGTCATCAACAATGCCACCTTCACTTCCCTCCCATGGACCTTCTGGTTCGTCATCTGCATCCTCGCGAGACTCCTCGTAGATTTCCTCTGCTTCCGGGTCGAGCTCAGAATCGAGATCAGGATCCCCCTCCTCCGTCCGGTCAACGATCGCCACACGGTGCCCAGCATCTACCAGGCGGCTCATATGGTGGTCCAGGTCTTCGGTGTCGAAGTCAGCAGACTCACCGTCTCCGACTTGCGTGAGGTCGTTTAGGATCTTCGCACCGCCACCGAACACATAGACCTTGTCACCCAATCGAGTCAGGACCACAAAATCTTTTCCTACCTGCTCCTGGGCTTCCTTGTGGGTTTCCCGTGCGTCCTTGGTTTCCTCTGATTCCCACCCGGAATCTTCCGCCTCCTCTTGGACGTCTGCGCGTTCGTCAGACGTCTCGTCAAGTGTGTCTAGATCAAACCCCTTTAGACCGGGGCAGCCTTTAAGAATAGTTCCGTCCTGAGAGGCAAGGACACGGGCGCCGCCTAGGCTCGTCCATGTTGGGCCTTGTTGAGAGTCCTGGCCGCGGTATCGAATTTTGGACAGACGGAACTTCTTTCCGAAGAGTGTTTTCTGCACCTTTGGGCCTGCCTTTGGAATCTCGTGTTCGTCCAGGAACTCTGACGGGTCAATTCCCGCCTTGGTTAGCGCGTCCGAAAATTGTTCGTTCAGTTGCTTAGCTCGTGATGGGTCATCTGCAATAATGCCCTTACGTCCACTGTTAGAACTCTTGGCCTCATGCTTTAACATTCGGTCTGAACGTACATTGGCACCCCAATCATTAACCATTCCTATGAATCCCTGGAAATCATCCTCAGCCATCGCACCCCAAGGAATAAGTTCTTGCTTGTGTTCTTCATATAAAGCCTTAAGACTACTTAAGTCGTCTTCTACTGCGTATGGTCCATGCTCTCGACTAGCATGTCCGATATCGAAGTGATACGCATTTCCATCCCGGCCAATTCCAACCTGGATCTGATCATTTAGTGCCCAACCGTTTTTATGCATTGCGCGAACGGAATCGCGTATTTGATCCAATTGCTGTTCATTCATTCGCGCATCAATGTCCAGGTGATCAGTAACCGAGAAAGCCTGATCAGCGGCGCCGCCGTCACCTCGACCGATCGCTACTTGATGCTCTTGTATTCCAGGTACTCCCATCTTGAGAAGCTGTCGAGAGTTGGTGTAATCATCCTCGATCGACTGCATTGCTTCTTCAGGAGTGCGATGCACATAACGATCTGCCCTTAGTCCGGTATATGGGATAGTGGTACCTTTTTTGACCACCTTATCGCCGACTTTCCAAGCCACCGCTTCCTGTCCTTTACCAAGCAACTCTCCCTTTCCTTGTCGCACAGCATCCACAAAAGGATTCTTATTCGGCTTTATTTGAATGCGTCCCTGCAGGTCATTTACAAAACCACTCACACTCTCTTTTGGCATCTTTATCGTGTAGCCCCAGGTCTCTGGCTTGCCTGGAACGTTCTCATCAGGCTTATCTGGTCCAGTACTACTTCCGTGAACAAAATGAGATATGCCCTCATCTTCCCCCAAAAAAACCATATCCACACCGTCATGCTCTGGTCCTGGAAAATTGATAATGGCGTTGTTTTGGAAATGGATCTTTTGTCCAGGCGTGTAGTGATCCGCGTCATTGATCAAGTGTTTCTGGTCAGTAGACGCCAGGAAATCTTTGTAGGTTTCAATCTCATCATCGGTGTATCCTAGAGCCCGCGAGAATTCAGTTGTGCCGTATCTTCCGTCCGCTAGTAAGCCGGCAATGCGTGCAACATCAGAAGCATTCGTCCCGTAGACCGTGTGGCTGCCAACTGTCACCGACTGCAGGCCATCTTGACTGGCCCGTTCGCCGTCTCGCTGGCTGCCAACTCCGACTGGGAATTTACCGGACACCACATCTTGATAACCGTGCGTATTGTTCTGGACGGACTTGCGAAGTGCGTCGGTCTTATCCACCTCTGGTTCTGGTCGAGACTCTTCCGTCCCAATCACTTCACCGCCGGCGCCCTTCTGAACCAAGTCGTCTGGCGTGCCTGCTTGCTTGAACAGGTCCATTTGGCCAGCTAACCCACTGGTCTGGAAAAGGGCGGCCTGGTCACCTCCCTGGTTCTCGAACGAGGCTTTTTTCGGGGTGACTGCTGGAGCCTGTGTCAACGCAAACGGTTCGTCTCCGCCGTCCTGTCGAGTCCAGCGGTGGTTCTGGTTGAGAACGTAGACAACTCCGTTTTCGGTCTTGGTCTCACCGGGCTGCATTCCCTGTTCGTCGTAACGGAGTGGCTCGCCCGCTTTTCCTGACTGTTGGATTTCCTGCAACGCATCAGCCATGTAGATCTTGTCTTGCAGGTTCGCTCTGTTGTAATCGTGAACGGCCTGGTCCACCTTGTAATCGCTCAGGAAAAGGTTCTCCTGGTTGGCCTTGATTACGTCGCGGTATTCATCGATGGATGGGAGTTTAGGGGCGTGCGATACTCCATGATGAGCTTCCAAATACTCTACAGGGCTGTGAGCTTTCCACTTACCCTCTCCGTGATCGTAGACCTCGACATGGCTGATATTTTCAGGAGGCAGATTTCCGCGAACTACCCCCCCGTGCTCCGTTTCCAGGGCATGTGTAAGACCGCTTACAGGATCGTGTTTGGACCACCCCAGCTGCTTCAGTTCATGCGGAACATCCAGTTGCTCATCGGGGACCTTCATGTGGATCCGAACGCCGCCAAAACTCCCCTTGTTAGACTTTGGATGGCTGACATAGGTAGCATTTCGCTCTAAACCAAGTCCTGGAGCGAACTCTTGGACATCTCCAATTTGCGGCTTAAATCCCGGGTCCAGCCCTTGTGAGATCATGACGCCAGCGTTGTCGTGATCGGTTTCGGTTACGACCTCTGAAAATTTCCCGTCTTCACTCCGTAGGTGCTTCTCTTCAAATTCTTGGTCATAGCGAAGTGGAATGTCATCATCACCGTATTTCTCTGTCACACCGTCTGTCGGATTCCAAACATGGGTGTGCCTTGGGAGCCGGAAGTCCCTGCTGCGACCGGGTGGACGGAAACCATGGCTCCTATAGAACGACTCTAGCGCCTTTTTCTTTCGTGGCTCTGGATGAGCTGTTAGGACGACCGGTTTATTTTTCGATGCCGCATACTCCTGTAATGCACGGATTATTTTGCTCCCAGTTCCATGACCTCGCTGTCCTTCTTTCATGCGGACATTGTCTAGCCGAACATGATTTTCACCTTCATTGAGGTATAGGAGGTCAAGATTGTCAGAATGCTCATCTCTCAAATGCGATTCGAGTTCCCCGATTGAGGAGAACTGTCCGCCGTCTCCCCTCGGGTGCTTGTCCTCGAACTCTTCGTCATACAGAACCGGGCGCCCTTCTTTTCGCCGGCTGTGCATCCCCCGCATTTCCCAGTTTTCTATTAAGCCATCGATTCCGTAGTCTTCGCGATCTTCTGGATTCTGTTCCCCGTGCAATTGGAGCCAGTCAAAAAGACTCGTCCTTCGAGTTTCTGATGTCGGCTTTACGGCCACGCCCTCATAGTCTCCTGGGTCATATTCTCCAGAGCCTTCAAATTCCACGACATCAACCGAAAAATTCGGTAAACCCCACTCGTGCAATCCTAATAACAATTCCTCCGGGCTGCTGTAAGCAAAAACATGACCGGGCTTGTTTGTTTCCTCCGATCCCTCGGAAGTCCATCCAAACAAGTCCGATCCCGTTGGCTGATACCTGAGATACCCGTATGATTTCTTTGGCTCTTCCTGCCCAAGCTCCTCACCGCTCCCAAACTTCCCATCATCCTCGCGAGGATGCTTGTCCTCGAACTCCTCGTCATACAGAACCGGGCGCCCTTCTTTTCGCCGCATGGTGTTCAGAATCTTGTCCGGATCGACGGATGAAGTAACAAACTGACGGCCGCCGACGGATAAATCAACGTCGTCCGGGTCTGGGTCGAGTTCATCGAGGTAGGTCTCTACCTCGAACGTTCGGGGGTTCCCTCCGTGTGACTGGGTGGCGAGGTCGTGGTACCCGCTGACTACCGGCCCGGAGCTCTCGGTGGTCAGATAGACCCCGGCGCCAGTGTTTAAGTGCGGGTTTGTAGACGGAACGCCGTCATGGCCGCGTCGGAGAAGACCCTGTTCTCGAATAGAGTCTTCCAGGGAATCGCTGGTGTGATGATTCAGGACAACCGGGTGGTGACCGATGATAGAGGAGGCTTCAGGCTCTAATCGGTCGAATTCCACCCGGCCGTCGTCCCGAACGGTGATTTGGTGCTGATCTTCCAGGTACTCGGCGAGAGATTCATTGTCATCCGGGAGGTCTTCGGCTTGCAGCCATTCCTCAAAACCAGTGACACGGGATCGCATCTCAGAAAGAACAGACTCGGCCTCGCCTGACGGCCCCTGGTGGACTCGTGGAGTACGTTTCTCTTCGATGGACCCAGAATCAATGTCCATCCACTTCTGGCCAGGAGGAATCCGCTCGTAATCAGCAGGGACCTCAGGCGTGTAAACACGACCATGGGAGTCATGGTCGACATACTGGCCGATATCGTCCTGGCCGGTGGGGATTATCCCCTTGTCTCCGATAGCTGTGAATCGGTCGCCATCGCCACGAGGATGTTGGGACTCGTCGAATCCCTCAGCGTATTGAACCTTGTCCGGATACTTGAATTCTCTCGGACCGGTATTGCGAGGAGTGTGAGCTTTGAAGGTAGATAGCACAATATCCCCCATCGAATAGACCTCCTTGGGTTCAAGGATAGTCTACCCGACAGGGTATAAAGACCGCAAAACAATAGACAATCGGGGCTTACTGGCACAGCTCACCCGCGTTAGTCGATTACCAAAACAGCTTGCACGCGTACCACATGCCATTGGCGCCGCGGACGACACACTGGGCAGCCACGGGTCTCTGACCAGTGAAGCAGCATTGATTCAGCGCCGACGCTGGCGTGGGACCCCACCCAACACCTTCCACGTTAGCGCCGCCATACCCTCCGCTAAGATGCCCCATGAATCCCATCCTAGCCATGTCCGAAGCTTTCCGGTTGGCCACCAACTGAGGACCAGACAGCACGGCCGTGGGAGTTTTCGATGTCGCCGCAACTGCGGTTTCTACCTCGGGAGAAACCCTCACGCCACACGAACCGTTGGCGCATGCGCTACGGCGCCATCGACGTCCACGTGACTCAGCCTGGTCCTCTAAGACCACACACAAAGCCACCGCCACAAATAAACCACGTAAAACGAAACGCATTTCATTAAACCTCCGTGCAAAGTTTTGCAATAAGGGAATCCTTCAACAACGACAGTAATCTATATGTTTGTCATGTTTGTCAAGACCGAACGCTATAATACCGTGAGTCGCTGGGATTCATTGAAAAACCCCATGAGCTGTCGAGACGGGGGCAACTGAGGACGGGCCCAGCGAACAGGCGGTTCTCTATTACCCGCCCTCAAACGCAATTCTGGGTGGGCGAGCGGCGGCGTCAGCCTAACAATCGAGAATCGACAGCATCCGCCGCGTTTTTTTTGGAGGAACACTGAACCGACCTTCCGCGTATCGGGACGAGAGACACCAAGAAGGGACGAGAGGTGGCAGGGAAGCAACCGAGCCTGGCAGACCGTAATATGATTCGCCGCGCCAATAATATAGCCGCGACTCTGAAAATATCAGACGAACCAGCGAGGGCCGCCTGTGGGTGTCTAACGACAGTCTTGCACGTAGCCAGCGGGCTGTGCTTTGAATGCCGCTGCGTGCAGACATGGGTGTGAAAGAACCCCTTGTGGCGGTACAGATATTCACCTACACCCTCATTGGGGCATGGATCGTTGGGACTCTACTGGCTTCTCACGCACCAGAGACCGACCGCCCGTGTGTAAAAATCGATCGCCAATCAAAAACTCTTCAGTCAGGGATATATATGCCCCGTGACGGAGGCGACGAACATATCGAGCTAATACCAGCCTTTACGTGGGACTGTCCGGACTGTGGTCGCAATAACTTCTGTCGCGCGATCGCGATCGAAACATCGCCGGAAGATGCGTACGTGCTCGAACCAACAAATGTGACCTGCCACGCTTGCGGTAATGATTTCGACACTCTCTCATACGGACAGGACGACAAGGACCTACCGCAAGACTGAAGGTCAACCGGAGCTCAGATCTTCGAGTATCCTAATCGCGTTCTCCTGAGACGGACTGGCGTCGTCGCTCGGCTCGCTCGGACTACCGCCACTTGACGAATCTAGCTTTGCCCGACTGGTGTTGATCTTGCCAGTTAGGATCTCGCTGCTGCACTCGTAGCAGTGTGTCTTCAGCTGCTTTTCCCACACCACTCGCAATAAACTGGCAGTTAATGGGGAACTACGATTTGCCTTGCCCCGTCGCGTTAGAGGCTCTCGGCATGCACGGCACACTCCCTCGCTAGGTTTCCTTGATGTCAATTCCATAGATTGCCTTCATTAGCTTATTCTTGATCCGGTATGCAGGCAATCTCCGAGTTGCCTGGCTCTTTGTATCCTCTACCACTGTCCCACCGTTCTCGGTGTACTGGAAGTCAGCAATGTATGTGCACACGTGGATATCATTTATCACCATTCTAAACTTTGGCTGCAACTCAAGACCCGCAATCTTCCCACCTGCCTCAAGAAGCTTAAGCTCACCGTACCGTGTGGCTTCTTTTTTTGAGGCGAAGACGATACCGTCAACCGTGCGGTCCCACTTTGGTGAGACACCGAATTTATTCGTTCGTTTTGAAAACACGTGTGCTATTCGTGATTAGGTATTCTAGAACATCGACGTTCCCTTGATTGCGCCCGTTGAGGTCTGTCCACTCCCATGAAGTCTTGGGGTACAACTCTCTGACCAGCGGGTGATCCTGAAACCGACACACGACCTTCGTTTTCGTGTACCCCGACAAAACCTCAGCCAGATGTCTGTGTCCGTCGTCGGTCATATGGTGCAGGTACTTGTCACCGCTGATTGGAAATGGAGGATCTGCATATATTCCGTGCCCGTCTCGGTCTTTGCATTTTTCAAGAAATTCAAAGACGTCAAGGCACGAGAACGTTACCCGGCTGAATTCTTCTCGCCACTGCTCCAACGACTCGATGGCCGAATGATATCGCTTAGCTGAATCGCCCCCGCCAGCTTCCCATCGCAGTGCTAATTGGTTTTTAAATTCACTCGTCGTTCCGCTTGTGGAGCTACGCCCCTGCCAGCAGCAAACGAAATAAGCCTCGGCCCAGTCAAGAGGATGACACAGCTCTCCGGATTCTTTGGCGAGACACAGTAGCTGACAGCGGCGCAACACCGCAGGGTGAAACAACAGGTTTGAAAGACGTTTCCTGAGTTTTGGACCGTGGATCCCGCTGGTCACAACATCCGCAAGATTGATAACGTGATGATGCAGGTCGTTGGCCAGGATTGTCCTGGCCTTCATGTGGGGGATTTCTGACATCCCTCCAGCAAACGGTATCCCAACCCAGACACAGTCTTGCAAACACTCGCCCGCATGCTTTGCTAGCATTCGATTCGACCCAAACCATGGCGCGAGAGCGGTAATTTTCATTTAACATCACGCAACAATAATTTGATGTCGCTGCATGAGACACCCACCCCCGTGAATAAGAACTGACCGCATTGCTCGGTTAGTGAATGGGGCAGCCTCTGTAATGTCCTCTTGCCAACCAGATCTGCTGTCTGGGATTGATCTAGGTAGTCCCAGGCATCTCGTATCCCACCGGCCACAACAATCACCGCCCAACACGGTTCGGATATTTCCCTATGTGTGCACATCCGGAACTTCTTGGGGCACCGAGTAGAATTGAGGCCGTTTCATCATCTCTATCAACTCAGCATACCCGGTCACAGTCAATTCCTCGTCCTGTATACAGCGGGTGTCGCCTCGCATATTGGCCGCCGCTAATTTTACAGACGCTTCCTGACAACGCACTTCAAGTCGGTGTATAACCGCCGATCTATCCACCCTCCACCTCCTTTGTTCGAGCTTGACACAAATTATCATGAGTCAACAATCTCGGGAACCCCACTATCACTTCCTGCGAATGGGCCACACGCTGTATCGTTTAATTTCGTCTCTGACAAGACCACTGCTGATATGACGGGAGCTTGTTTCGGGTCGCGCCCCTTTTCCGACACCAGGCAATCACCTCAACCTCAACGTCAGGACAAGCATACGAACCGCGTTCAGGCACCCCGAATGGGAACCGCTCAACCTCCAGACCGTCTTCGTCTAAGGCAAAAAGGTACGGTTCGGATGTCACCCTGTCTAGGGAATAGCCGATGTCGTAGCAGACTGTTCGGTTCACCGCTTGCATCTTCAATACTCACTATTCGAGAATTATGCCACAAGTCTAATTTACTTAATGACAACATCGTGCGTTGACGGCTCGAAAATAATTTGCGCAGTCTTGTCTATTCCTATTGCTGCCAAGAAAATAAGCAACGGGGAAAGTGTTAACGGATAGGACGTAGCAATAAGCCTTATTTCGGGGGTTCATCGCTACGTGTCTCTTATTCCCTAACCTGGCTTGACTTATCTTTAGAGCATAAATACGTGCTCTTTCTTTACTTGCGGATTGTAAGATGTTTCTATAGTATTTAACGTCTCTTCTTGTTAAATCCCTTGGTCGTATAGCAACAGTACCTATATTCGTTTCAACGAATACATGGTTGTCTTCAAACGCTATAAACTCACCTGAAAAAGTCTTGTGAGTTTTTTTAAACGTCCAGACTCTAGAGTCCTCCTCTTCACCTGGAGTTGACGCTAGGACCGTCGCAAGGAGAAATAAATTTAAGCTTTGCACCGTTAAAACCCTTCATGTTGAGTGATCTCGGTCTTGCCTAGATTAACTTTCAGCAAGACTCTACACCACAATTAGCCCGAGCCTCTCGTTTGTCAACCAGAATTATTTCTGGCCGCGAGTGACATGCGTGCGCATTGCTGGAATTCCCACCGCGCCGATGATAAGCTTGGCCTGATTGCCAGGACAAAAAAAATTAAATCAGACTTGGTTGACGATTGGACGCCTGCCGTTAATTCTCCTGTGAGAGGTAGCAGCACACTAATTGGTCCCGCCCCGCCCCCTAACCTGGAGAGAACCATGTTTCAAGAAGGAACTAAATCCGTTGTTAATACTACACCCGAGGCTGTACCCGCGGCCCCGAACGCTGTTGTTGTCGCTTTCGCTGGCACAGGTAAGACGTTCACCCAAATCGTCGGCGTTGGGTGGGCATTCGGCCAAGAGATCTGGCCTGAGATCATCGAGGGTATCGGCTTCGATCCTGTACCTAGCCCCGAGCAACAACTAGTGTGGGATGCGTTGCGAGAGTCGACCCCAAAGACTGTAACCTACTGCGCGTTTAACCGCTCGATCGTTAGTGAGTTCTCAGATTCGTGGGGCTGGATGCAAGATAAGCTGCGAGACATCGGCCTGAATCTACAGTTTGCCACAATCAACGGGCTGGGGCACAGAGTCATCTGCAATACATTCGGACGAGTGACCCCAATCAGCTGGCGCACCGAAAACATAATCGGTGAGATTCTCGCTTGCAATACTCGCGAGATGAAGCGCCGAGACCCGATAACGATCGAAGCTACTGGCAAATTAGTCGGGCTCTGCAAACTAACCCTTGTTGGTTGGACCGACGAAAATGGGTTCGACGCCGACCAAATAACGCACGCAGATCTAGACGAGCTTGCCGACCACTACGAGATAGATCTCAATGACAAGCGAGACAAGGTCTATGGATTAGTGCCCGAGGTCCTACGGCGAAGCCTAGACCTTCAGAAGAGAGAGATTGATTGGGATGATCAAAACTGGTTGCCGGTTGTTCTCGATCTGCCCATTCCCAAGGTTGACTTACTTCTTGTCGACGAGGGCCAAGACCTTAACCGCTGTAAGCAGCAGTTCTGCCTCCGAGCGGGCCGGCGTACCGTCCTGGTTGGCGACATCAACCAGGCTGTCTACGGATTCGCTGGTGCCGATGTAGACTCAATACCGAGGATGCAAAATCTCTTGAAGGTGGATAATGTTCTTCGGTTGACTGAGACCAGGCGATGTGGAAAGGCAATCGTTGCCGTAGCCAATCAGACGCTGAAGCGCATACACCATATGCGAGGCGAGACACATGTGGAATTTACTGCGCATGAGTCAAACCCAAACGGCAAAGTCAGTCACGCGAAGATGGACACGTACGCTGACACGGTCGAGGATGGCGACATGGTCCTATGCCGTGTCAACGCCCCCCTAATCTCCGAAGCACTCAAGCATATTAAGGCTGGCCGTAAGGCATTGGTACGGGGTCGAGATTTTGGCGGGCAATTAGTTAAGTTTGTCGACCGAATGAAGCCAAGCGACCCTGGCGATCTAGTCGAGCAGGTTGACAACTGGTACCAAAGCGAGTTCAAAAAAGAGAGACGAAAGCGGAACCCCTCCGACGCCAAGCTAATCTCACTAGAGACCAAGCGCGACTGTATCTACGCCTTCGCTGAGGACTCTCTAACAATCGCAGAAATAAAAGCGAAGATGGAACTCGTATTCTGTGGCAAGGTCTGCCCTTGTTGCGACAAGAGGTACAACGAGTCGGCCGAGCGTTGTGGGAATCGATCTTGCAAAACTCAACGCTTGATCACTCCAAAGGGCATCCTGCATAGCTCGATCCACAGAGCCAAAGGTCTCGAAGCCAATCGGGTGTTTTTGCTGCAGCCCAAAGGGGCAAGCGTGCCCCATCCAATGGCCAAGTCGACTTGGCAGATAGCTCAAGAGTGGCACTGCCTGTATATCGCGCAGACTCGGGCCATTGAAGAGTTCACAACTGTTGAGGGGGTTTAAAAGAAAAAGGACGCCGGAGGGCGTGGACTCCCCGGCGTCCCAGAGACCGCCTGGCGGGTCGCAATCGCCCAGCAGTCCAGATAATGTGATCGTTACCGTATAGCCGCCTATCTGCGTCGCCTGTTTTTAGCCCACCTATATGCTAGCCAAAATCCTATCACCGCTCCAGCCACATGTGCCAGGGTAATATTCCCTGGCTTTTGAAAAATCATCCTGAGGGCGTCCATGATGGCTGTGTTGCCCCCGGACTGTCCGTCCTCCTCTTGGCTTTGAAGGAACCGAAAAGCTCCCTCTATGTCGTCCTGGCGGTCCTCACCCACTGGTTCATAGCCTTTCCGTGCGGCCGTTTCAATCAAATACCCGGCGGCATTGTTGGCTGTCGCGGCCAATTCCTTTCCAGTCCCGCCTCTCCACCCGTACCCCTTCGCCATTTCCTTGACACTCTCAAGGTGCTCGGCTTGACCCTTCAGGAACTTAGCAGCGGCAACAGCCTTGTCGGTTGGGTCGCCCCCAGCTGAATCAGGGTCGAATCCCTGATGCCGCGCGACTCTTGTGAAAAACTGACGAAGTCGCTTGTCATTACGAACGTCACCGGCCGGGATGCCAAACATTGTGGCTACACGCCCAACCTCCTCTTTTTCTTCAGGGAGGAAGTTTCTCGCTTGGTGCTTAGGGTTCAACTCGGGCGATCGTGGGTCTTTCGGTTCAACTGGCCCGCGACTACCGACTAACTTATCACTACCGTTGGCGAGACCCATACCGCCCCATCGCTGTCCCTCTGCGTCCTGCATCATCCCGCGGCTAATCGCCACAATGGGTACCACTTTGTTACCATCGGCCGTTACAAGAGAAATCGAATTGTTGGCCTCTAAATGTTTTTGTACGAACCCAGCAACGTCGTCAGAGAATTTACCAACGTCCAGGTGTCCTGACTCGTTGGTGTGCTTCTGAACAAACCAGTCAAGCTTGAGTTCCTTGCCGACAGACTTTTTACGGCCCGCTGGCTTCGGAGCTTTCTCCGGTTTGAAGTGCGCCGACACCGCTTCTTTGTTGAATTTCAACATCTGGTCATCGGTGATAAACGTGTCGCCGTTGCTCCATCCCGACATGTTCATTTCTGGGATGTCTGTTTTTGTCCACCCGTCGATTTCAGTTCCCGCCTTCGCGCCCTCAAGCTGGGTGAGTGGAGATTGTTTTTTTCCTGTTGGTGTCGTCTCCTTGGCTTTGCCTCGCTCTCCAGGGGGATTGTTCCCGTAGAACTTTTCGCCTGTTTCAACGTTCTCCCACCCATGGCCGCCACGGGGTCCGGTGTACGGCATCCATTTAGCGTATCGAATTGGATTGCCGTCTTTGTCCAACTCCGGTCGGTTTGTTTGAACCGAGAGAACGGTCTGGTTGTTGGCAAAGGCATGAATTTTCTTCAGCGTTTCCCTTTTTGTTTTGCCCTTAGGCAAACCCAAGTCATCAGCTAGTTCATGAAGCTCCGAAAGCGGTATTCTCTTAGCAGCATGTTCGGCAGCTTGCTTGAATTGCTCGGCGTTTTCATCACTGATTCCGGATTTCAGAAACTCTCGCATCTTCAGGACATGGGGCTGCTCTTGTCGCCACTTTTTCCACGCGCCAGTGACTAGAATTAGAGGCTCGTCGTCTCCTCCGACTCCGATTTGCCTTCCGGCTCCGTGCCAGATGTCCCTTTCCACGTCCCCAGCAAACGATGCGGGCGTCGGTGTGACGTATACACTCACACCTCCCTCATGCCTGCCCTCCATCGTATTAAAGGATCTGCCGGAATCTGGCGGAGTGCCGACTCGGTAATATGTCCTGGGTGGCGCAACAGGATCACTGAGGTGATCAACAAAGGGATCTTCGAGAAGTTCGTTAGCGAGTGATTCGCTCTCTACTTTGATCGTCTCGTGTGTCCCGTCTACAAAAAAGACCACTCGCTCGTGTGGTGCGTCTTCTACTGAGCTACGAAAATCATCGTACCCGGTAGCGTCTTGCATGTACCCGTAGGTGACAGGCATTGATGCCTCTTCGGGAGACATGGATTCTGGATCCGATCCTACCCCGAGAAGCGACTCCCGAAACTCATCTTCCGCTTTCTCTGTGGCTTTAATGGCCGCGGCCACTTTCGCGTTGTCAGGACCAGCTAACCCAGGTATTGGAGTCTCTAATATGCGAAGTCTCTCTAGGTCGAAATCTGTTATACTGTGCGTCTCACGGAGATCGTTGAGCGCAGACTTGGATTCGCGAAGTGTATGTCGTTTTCGTGGAGCATCTCCCGACGCGACTTGCGTTTCGTCTCCAACCTTCGGTTCCGGTTCTGGAACAACTTCTTCCTTGGGCTTAGCAACCGCTGGCTGCTCTGTCGAAACGTCTGGCTCAGACTCCGTCCCATCCGTCGATCCCTCTAGCTGGCCAGATAGCGACGGCTTGCTCTTGCCTGCCGAGGGTGAGTCCTTGGATGGCTCCCTCTCGCCAGGTGGATCTGTTCCGTAGACCTTCTCACCAGTCTCCACGTTCTCCCATCCATGCCCTCCACGGGGCCCGGTGTACGGCATCCACTTAGCGTACCGGATTGGATTGCCGTCTTTGTCCAACTCCGGTCGGTTTGTTTTTCGCCATCCTTCGACTTGAACCGAGAGAACGGACTGGTTGTTGACGAAATCATTGATTGCTTTGAGAGTTGCTTTTTTCGTTCTTCCCTTGGGTAGCCCCAGGTCGTCGGCCAGTTCATGCAACTCCGCAATCGGCAGTCGCTTTGCAGCATGCTCGGCAGATCTCTTGAATTGACCTAGGTTTTCCTCTGTGATTCCAGATTGCATCATCTGGCGCATGTCCACCCCGGCATCCTGCCCAGACTCCAATCGCTTCAAATCGCGAGTTTCGCCCCACTCGTGAGCCGCCTTGTGAATCAAATCCTGGATAACTTCAGCCGGGAACATCTCTGAAAACCATCGGTCAGCAACTTCACTCGGATCTTCATCGTGAAGCCATGCGTGCTCGTCCGCATAAGCATAGAGTCGATCATGAAGGGCATTTCCGTTTCGAAACCATTCCCACGGTTCTAAGTGGTCAGAGATAAAATCTAGATGCAAAGTAGAATACGGGTTGTTTTTTGAACCTCCCGAAATGGACTTGTCGTTCTCTATGATCTCCTTAAAGAACTCGGGGTCTTTAAACACCTGCAACTTGGGTCGGCCCTTTTTTAGCAACGGGTTTGAGCCGTATTTTGCTTGAGCCTTTTCCTTGAAGATCTTTGCTTCGTCCACGTACATCTGCTGAACTTCAAGCGGAGACACAAGACGGTCGTACCAGGCAAGAGCGGCGTCTTCCCAAAGCTCATCCCCGACATACCCGTCTTCTGACTGCAGATCCTCGGCAATCCTTTGGACCTTGTCAAAAATCTTGGTACCTCCACGAATCATGTCGGGATCAACTTCACGAAGGAAGTCCTCACCCACTCCCTCCTTAGCGATTTCCTCGACCGACTCATAAAAAAAGTCATTTTTCTTGAGAGCAAGCGATTGCGGTTTCAACGCCATGACATTCGGCGGTGGAGGTGGCGCATCGACACCCGAGCTTGGGAATTCGTCATTCCATAGGTTCAGGCATCCAGTGTAGAGTGGCCCCCAGCTCGTGTCCGTGCTTTGTCTTGGCGATCTCTCCGGAGAAGAAACGTCCGGTGACTCTTGCGGCTGTGCTGGCGACGGCTGAGAAATCACGTCAGGGACCTGTTTGGCATCACCTGGACCACTTCCAAACTTACCTTCGTCGTCGCGAGGATGCTTTTCTTCGTCCCAGAGACTTAGCTGTCGAGAGTAACTTAGGGAATCGTCGTACCCCCGAGTAGACGCTTCCTTGAGTCGTCCTAGCGTGCCGTCGTGTCGCAGTGACTTGTAGACGAGATTCTCAAGAGAGAATTCTCCACCGCCAGTGATGCCAATCTGACGAAACGACCAAAGCCGATTGAGAAGCTGTTCTAGTCGCTCCGGATAATCAATCTCGATCGCGGTATCGACCGTCGCACGAATGCGATCTGCCTTCCTTTGGACGCATTCATCGTCAACATCGAGCGGATCACCCGGGCGGTCTACCCACTCATCTTGAAAAATCGAATACCGTCCTTGACTGGCGATCATCTCATTCCTCCTGAGCGAGGTCGATGCGGACACCAATAACAGAGATCATCTCGCTAATCTTTCCGCACGGAAGTTGGTCAGCGAGAGTTGCCAGGACGATTTCCATGTTTTCACATTCGACAGGATTTGTTTTATTTGGGACTTCTGCTGTTGCTGTCGGGCCTTGAAGTGTAAACAAGATGTTCCATTTCATACGATGACACTCGCCGAAACCGCCAACAGATCTCCGGCAGTTTCTTCCATCGGCTCTACGAACACCTCAACCTCGTGCCCTTTTATTGTGATCGAATGCTTGGCATTCCAGTTGGACGAAACGTTGTAGAAATAGTCCTGAACCATATCCGGCGGCGCGAGTAGTTGCTCTGGGTCTACGATGATGTGTAAATCCAGATCGCTCCTGTTGTCCCACGAGTAGCCCGCTAGAGACCCCGTCACCTGGACGTCTATGACAGCGTCTCGCGGTATTTCGGTCCCACCAATGAAATCCCCAGCGATCTTGCGAAGTCTCTCCAGGATATGAAGGTCGAGCTCACCGTCTGCGAACAAAGGTGACAGCTTCTCGGTTGCGAGATTCGGGCCTCTGGAGTAGCGGCGTTTGCTAGGCTGGTCCCAACGGAATCCCTTGGCATTCTTGTCCACAAGACTTTGCCACCAGGAAATTTGCCATTCGCCTTGATACTTCGAGACGCTGACCCCCTGTTTCTTAAGAGCCGCCTTGTTCTTTCGCCACTCCTTCCAGAACTCCTGAGTTGGAATGGCGCTGCGGACAGTTCTCGCGCCCTGGCTAGTGGTAACATTTCTTGGGTCAGACCAATTTAACATCCCCTGCAAACCACTCGCTCTCTTGGAGGGCGCTGGGGCCTTTTCTGACTCCGACTCTTTCGTGGCTGCAGCCACTACCTCCGCGTCTAATTGTCTACGGTATTTATGGACCAGCTTCATCGCAGCGCCGGCCTGGCGATCTGTCAGGGTGTCCTGGCTCGCAAGTTCGTGACCGTACCGTCCATCAAACCTATTGAAACCAATGTCGTTTCTGGTCAAGGCGAGGTCGGGGTCCATCGCAGCAATAGACCGCAGTCCTTCGAGTATCGCTTGTTTTTGCTCTTCAGGAACCTTAGGGGCTACTCGCTCAGGCGGAGGCAAGGGCAGCGGCTCCTGAGTGGCTGGAGGACTCCCGCCAATGGTCGCCAGCGTAAATCCAAGTTTCCCCCCACTCGAATGGATGACTTCCCCTACCGTCTTTTGCTGGGTAGAGCCGTCGCGCTTTGTAATCTCGACTACATCGCCAGGCTTAGCATGACCCTTAATCCGCACACCCCATTCGCCGCTAGGTAAGCTTGCAAAGCTGGCAGTAGGCTTACTACGGCCCTCGCCCGGGTACTTCCACTCGTAAGGCTCCTCGGGAGTAAACTCTAGGGCGTCGGCTCCTGTCAGACTATTTACGTCTAAGGCTGACACCTGGCCTTGAACGCTGGCGCCAAGCGTCTTCATTTTCTCACTGATTAACGAGGCGTTCCAGTCGTCGACCTCGGTATCAGCGAATAGGAATTTTATTTCCGGAATGGATTGTGTTCTAAGCCGCCAAACGCGCCCGGCCGCTTGGACGTTTTGCACAGCCGAGAACGGCGCGGTCATCATGACAAGCGTTCGCGGGGCGTCACCAGTCGTGTCGTCTAAATTGATCCCCGTTCCGCCACTCTCAACCGTGGCAATCACAACTTTGGCGGCGCCAGACTGGAAACGGTCCATTTCCTTGGGCAGCTTACTTGGCTTCAGTCCGCCGTGTATCTGGGCAACGTCGGCGGCTGAGATGCCTCGCTTCTCCAGTTCTTCCAGAAGAAGTTTCATTGTACCTGCGGATGTGACGGCGAACTCTCCCTCCTCGTCGGCCTCGCCAACGTTTGATTCGTTCACCCGGCTGGCGAAGATTACAGCCTGCCGTCCGTTCGCTATTGCATCGACGGCAATATCGACAGTCGCTTGAACCTTGTAGGGCTCTTGCTGTCGTCGCTGGTGCATCAGAATGCGGGCTTCTTCTAATCCTGGATTATTAGAACTTCCCTCAATCATGGTCCGAATGGTATCCATCATTTCGTGAACTTCTGATGGAACCTTGACCTGCTCAATGCTAACCGGCACGCCAGTCATGTCCAGCTCGCGCTTGAGCATTTTGCCATCAGCTGTCAAACGGTCGAACAAACCGGATATTCGGCGCATGACTTCCGTTCCTTTGATGCCTGGCTTAATTTCCCACTTCATCACAGTGCCAGTACGAGTTCGCTGAGATATTTGATGAAGCCCCAGCTGCTCATATGTCTTGCCGAAATACTCATCCCCAAACACGCCAGCACGATCCAGATAGGACAGATGCTCCCACTTATCTATTGGAGTAGCCGTGGCGAACAGCACAGCGTGAGAGTTTTCGGTGATTGCTTTGCCGTGACTAGCTTGTGCGGATGTGCGGTTTTTAAGGGCGTGCGCCTCGTCGAAGATCACGACAGTATCGCCGTCTACCAGATTTTTGATCTTGCTGAGGTTCTGGTAGCTGCTGATATTGACGACCCCTGGCGTGACCTCGTCTCTGGTTACGTTCAGCTCTACCCCCATGGCTTCGCTGTCGTCCTGCCAAGACCCGGCTACGGTCCTCTTCTTCCAGTCGGCCTTGGTAACGTTTTTCGGCGCAATGACGATGACCTTTTTGCCCTCGTCAAGAAAATGCTGCGCGACTGCGAGCATTTGTCGAGTTTTGCCGACACCGGTGCCATCACAGGTCAGGAACCCGCCGTTGGCCTCCATTGAAGAAATGGCGGCGCTCACCCCCTCCAGCTGATGGTCGCCTAGATGTTGTTGTAGGCGTTCTGGAACTCGGGATCGATCTGCCGCAGGCGTGTGTTGTTCTCTCGCGAGGATGATCCGCTCATCTTGCGATCTTCCGCGATTAGCTCCGCTATCGCTTGGGCTGCCAGAGTCTCCGTCGTCAGATAATCCTCGAACGGGATGTCCTCCACCAGATCCTCCAGATTCGCCTTCGATTGGTCCTTCGATTGGTCCTTCGACATTTTCGGTCTCCTGTAGGTCTTCAGTTTTCCCGGAATCCTCATCAACTAGCTCTAGCTTTTTCTGTTCCTTGGGGCTCGCTTCCACCGCGGCATCCGTAGAAATCCAACTGCCTCCATGCTGTTCCGTACCGGTCTCCGGGTTCGAGAACGTTTCTCCGGACTTTACGCGAGGGTGAGAATCCTCGTCCCATAATGTCATCTGCTTGGCGTACTTGCTGACCTGGGTGTTGATTGGTTTCTTCGTCGTCCCGATCGACAGCCAGCACTTGAACTGATCCAATGTCATAGCCGTAACGGGTCCAACCGTCCACCCGGACGAATACGACGACTTGTACAGGTCTGTCGCCTCTTTAACCGACGTGCAGCCGATCACCACCTTATGCTCATCGAACCGCCCACCCTGGGTCACTTGGTCAATGGCGACCACTAGCTCACTTTCTGGGTTAGGACCGATGAACACATCGAGATGGTCCCCGTCCCGTTCACTCTTTGTCAGCTTGACGTATCCATAGTGGGCGATCAGGGCGGGCCATGAAGGTCCTCGTTTGGTGCCTTTTGGGGTTTCAATAGCGACTTCCAGGCCATTCCACCAAAAAACACCTTTGCGGTAATTCCCGGCTTCCTTTTGGGATTCACTCGCCGCCGTATCGGTCCAGTCTGCCGCATCTTTGATAGCCTGGCGAAGTTCAGACGACTTCGAATACATGATCGGTCCGAAGATACGTCTTTTCTCACGATCCTCATCGGCATCCTTGTCCATCTGATCAGGCATTCCATCCATGGCGGACATCTGGTCTTCCGTGCCGTCGCCGACCACTCCGTCGCCATCTCCATCCTGGGGAATCTCCTGAGGCATGTCTGGCATGCCGCCTGGAGAACCCTGCTCCTGATTCTCCATCTGCTCAATCTGAGCTACAAGCGGAGGATTGAACAGCTTGAAATCATCCTTGTCCGGCATGGACAGGTCCAAACGATCAAAGATGTCGGAAGCTTTGATTTTTGCGCCCATTTGCCACAACTGCATCAGGGCCGACAGCTCTTCTTGTGGCGCGGAACTCTTGGTAGATATCCGGAACCACATATCAACGTTGCGGTACTTCGGAAAATTGACGTCTCTTAGGAAATGCAGGCATTCCTTTGTGATCGTCTCCTCTAGCTTTACCGCGTCGTACCGGACAATATGGTTAAGCGTGTCTTTTTGGAGTTCGGCAACCCCTGAATTCATCCCGGTAGAACTGGACTTACTGGACAGCGTCTGCCCCAGAATGAACCGCGTTATCATGTCCCCGAAAAAGTCCTCGACAACACTCCTGAGGACCTCAAGGCCCTGGGTGTTGGGTGGGATCTGCTCGACCCTATACTGGTCGTTTTCTTCGGATGGCATCAGGATCACGTTCGTGTGAGCCTGCTCCTTGGATATCTTCTCGACCTCGGCTCTCGCCGTTTCATTTCCGCTCGGGTAGAAGTAGATCGTGAACCCCATGCCCGTTCGGTCAATCAATTCGGCAATCTGGGCCAAGGTCTCCTGTTTTTGATACCACACCCAATACAAGAAGTGCCTCATCCCGACGCCATGAATTTGACCACCCGAAATCGGATCCTCAAACTCACCGTCACGGATCATGTGGCGATGTATACACCACATATTCCGTTCCCACGGCTGCAGGAAATACCCAAGACCTTCGCCAGTGGCTTCCAGCTCTCGGTGTCCTGCGATGTAGTCGTTTTTGCTTAGCGCCGCCGAAACTCGCACTCCAATCTGATCCGGGTCATAGCTCCCAGTACCGTCGTCGTACCGAAACAACAGCTTGTCACCTGAAACAGGAATCCACTTCCGGATGACTCGCCGACGAACACCATGACGGTTGATGTGGGTGCCATAAGCATGCTGAATTCCATATCTCCCGTACCAGATAGCTTCCATCAGGCAGCGGCGATATTCCGTAAAATTGGGAATCCTCCTTATAATGTCCGTCATCTCGGCGGCCAAGGCTTTTAACTTGGGATCTTTGTCGTCTTCGGTCTCAATAGACCAATTAAGCAGCGATGCCATTGTTTGACGAGAAAACAGCGGACCAGCAACGACTGGGTCGTTGAGCATCGCATGGGCATTTTCCTGGTTATGGCGCAAGGCTTCATCGCTGTCGCGATAGGCCCGCGACAAACTCGTAACCATCCCACGGAAAGTTACGACATGAGGTACAGCCGGGCGCCCCAGGTTCGGAACGGTCCCCGCTCCAGGATCATCTGCCCGAGAGGACCCCTGAAGCAGCTTGCGGTATCGATCTGGCAAGCTTATCCCTGACGGATAATCCTGCCCACCAATGCGAATCCCTCCCTTTGGTGCTCTAATCACCACAACCCCTCCATAGGTATGCCTTTATTGAAATAATTGTAGTCCACCAAAAGGATTAAACACAATCGATACGAGTTTGCCGTTGCATCGATTCTCAGCAAGTGATAAATTCCCTGGATAAACCGAAGCACATACGAGAGAGGCATTGCGATGAGCGAAACCGTGTTTTTCGACCTAGAAACAGGTGGTATCGACAAAAACTTGCATCCAATAATACAGATAGCCGCCGCTGCAGTGGACTTCAGAAGCGACTACATGACGCCCTTGCGAACGTTTGAAACAAAAATCCAGTTCGATGTGTCCCATACCACTCCTGAAGCCCTCGAAAAAAACAGCTACGACCCTGCTGTGTGGGAGGACCAAGCTGTGACGGCAGATGCGGCAAGAGACGCATTCTCGTCGTTCCTCAGGGAGTATTCCTCAGTCAGGATGGTCTCGAAACGAGGAAAGAAATACAAAGTGGCTCAATTGATTGGCCACAACGCTAGCTCGTTCGATTTCCCGTTTTTGCAAAAATGGTACGAGAACAGAGGGTTCCTGCCTGCAAGCTTCTCCGTGTGGGACACGTGCCAAAGAGCGAGATGGGCCTTCGCCGAGCGACCAGAATTGATCAAACCAGAGAGCAACTCTCTGTCCGACCTGGCGGAATACTTCAATATTACATTCGACGCCCATGACGCCATGGAGGACGTCCTGGCGACGATCAAGGTCGTATCTGCACTGAGGCGAATGGAGTCCGTAAGACCTTTGGATTTCCCTACGGACTAGTGCATGACTCCCGTTCTAAACCAAGACGCGATCACAATCTACTGTGGCGACTGCCTGGAAGTCCTTAAGGAGCTTCGGGATCGAGTTGAACCCCGAGTACTGCGAATTGGCAAAGAAGCGATTCGAGCAGAAGAGGCTGTTTTGACACGACTAGCGAATACTTTCTGGAAGAGTTGAACGCCTCCCACCACGACGGCCTTGACCAATATTTGGAACAGTTCGAACACGCAGGCCGCGCCGGGTTGCTTTCCTAGGGATATACTGAAATCCACCAGGAACATCGGTTAGTGTGTAAGGAAATCTGTGTTGCCACTGCGAACCGCAAACCCGCAGATTCTCCCACACCCACTGGCCTTTACTGGCTGCTGACACGAACTCCTCGAACTTATTTTCAGGAATCCGGCGACCAGCGCCGCCATACGAATAAAGCGGTCCAGGAGCATGTGGACGGATGCCGCATCGATACTGCTGTCCAGAACAGATCGAAGTCATGTCCTTGTAGCCAATGACAGGGCTCGCTGCATTGAATCGCACGTACATCAGTCCGGACGTGTAGTCGTACTGGACTGAATACACGTTACTGGACTCTGGAGTCTCGATCTCAGGGGACAATCCTTGAACGTCGCTGGGTACGTGATCGAACGCACCGCGAACCCTAGTAGGCAGTGTGGTTATCACAGACTCATCTGGCCAGGTATCCTCGCCTCGGACACGGAGTGGGGACGGTTGACGGCGAGTAGTCACAGATGGAGGCTGTGACTGGCGTGGACGAATCACTGAGGGGGCATGTGGAATGTCAGATTCCGGGACTGCCCTTCGTCCGCCTGGCGTTACGTTGAACCCCTCTTCAGTGAGGATCCTGACGGCATCTTCGATTTCCCTCTGCCTTGGTTTTTCACCGCCAGAAAGGACATCGGCCACCATGCCGATTAGCTCACCAAACGGACCGAACTTCCGTCCTAGCTGGCGAAACATTCCTCCCTTAGACTGACCACCTCCTTTCTTAGAAGCGATAACGGCCTGAATTATCTGCTCTTGCTGTTCGCGGTTAAAAGGCACACCAACATCTTACGAAATATTGGCATTTCCAGCGAATTGCTGCCTCCGTCAACCACCGCAAAGTTTAGCGATCCAGGGTCAATCGGCTCGCACCAACCTTCGTCTGGCCGCATTTTAGGAGACCCGCCGCCAGAGTCGATCCGGCAATTGACACCCCATTTCCAGTGGGCCGAAAATTGACAAAAAAACGGGGATGTCAACACGACCGGGTGCGAATCGGAAACGCTGACATCCCCTCAAAAAGTGTTGGCAGTGGGGCCTTACCGGCAATGAAATCCATTGCCGCAGAATGTCCCACTTCGTTTCAGTGGCATGCGGGCGAACTTTTTATGCCCTATCTGTTTAAAAGTCCCGGCTTCTCACTACTCATTGGGATTGCGAGAAACCCCTATCGCCCATGAATTCTTTTGTGTCGGACCTGAGGGCGTTGTTTTTGCTCGGTCCGGTAAGATGCGGCGCCGCCCGTAGTCGACCTGGCATCTGTGTGGATCAGGTACCGAAGGGCATCCATGCAGTCGTCGTACTTTTTTAGTGGCTGTGGCTTGGCGGCCTTTGGATTCAATCCACGACCGGATGATTTCTCCCATCGATAGGTGAAAAACTCCTTGATCGTTTGCTTACACCAGCTCGCCACGCGAATCTGTGGACCGATCAAGGGATGGACCTTTAAGCACTTCCGAACAGATTCGATCCCTTCGTAGACCCTATTGTTCGCTGTCGTGACCGGAATGCCGTTGCTGTTGAACTCACGAAACAGATCCGGCCTGGACGGGTCTCCGTAGCTCTGACGAAAACACGGGTGACCTACGATCCAAGGATACATTGCACATATCGCCTCACAGTGATCCTTCCATAGCTTGCCTTGGTCTGTGCTGTGGTATTCTCCGTAAATATTCCAGATCCCAAGAGAGTCCTTGTATCCAAAAACTACAGCCAGTGGGTGGTCCTCGCTCGCACCCCAGTCAATACCTCTCTTGTGAATCACTTCCGCCCGTGGAATTGGCATGTCGTCCACTACATGTATCGCGCGGTTGAATGTCTGGTAGATCAGACCCTCGTAGGAAGCGAACGCGCCTGTTTTTCTCGTCTCCGTCATCTCCTGGCTGACGGAAGCAAAAAATTCATCAGACCAAGCCCGGCCAACTACACTATTCGGGTCGGCTACATTGGACTCCGTGTTGCAACGGTAGAATTTCCAGGTGGGGGGAACCTTGTCCTCGACAACCATTTCCTCAATCCAGTAGGTGAGGGTTGGATCGACAGGAGTCAGCTCGAAGAACTTCGATCCAGGGTAGTTGTACTCTCGGGTCGCCCTCATGATCTCCGTCAACAGCTCTCTAGGGAACGGTTCCGTGCAACAGAAGCCACCGATAGACTCGGCCGTCATAACAGCGGCGCCTTCAGCGAAAGACCGGAATTCAATACACCAGTTGCTCCTCTGATTTTCGCCTCGGCCCCTCGGCCATGGTAGGAGTGGGACGGATATCGGAAGAGCCTGCTTCTCTGAATGCCAGCGGATTCTCCGCCAATCCACTTCCGTCTGCGGGATGTGGCCGTGACCGTAGAGCTTTTCTTTCCAGAACGTTTTGATTGTCTGGTCGATTCTGGGGCCAACCACCCAAAACGGAGTATCGGGGCGAGGCGCCTCTTGGCGGTTCAGGACGAACTGCGCCAGCTTGTAGGCCGCAGCTTCACTGGTGCCAGAGTTATGATGGAAGACGCCAGCGCATAGATAGTTGTTGTTTCCAGGTACGTGAACGTCGTAGAAGTCATCTGTACGCACGTACTCAATGGAGTCAATATGGGTGGCAATCGACGCCCGTTCCCTACTTTTGAATGCCTTTCCCTTGTCCTCTGGAGGAAATGCAGCGATGGCAAACAGGCAATCACCGGCGCGAAGCTCGCGAATTTGTCGCCATTCTTCATCCAGACAAAGTACCCGGTGATGTAAAGTCGAAACAAAAGACTCGCCTGTCGAAAGACGAATGCGAAACAGCGGGGCAACGCCTTTCACAAACGGACGGGCACTCCGAGACCGTTCTAGATAGCGGTCACCCAGGCTCGAAACCCAGAAGGAAGAAGTGATTCTGTCGATGCGTCTCGACTGTCCAGAAACAGGATCAAACAGCTCCTGCTCTCCACCTAGACACGCATTTCCACCTAGAAGCCCAGCCACGCCAGGAACTTGATCTTCAACAAATGACTGCTGTTGGTCGTAGTTCTCTGGGTCGTCTGGTCGCGGACGAAATGTGCAGTAGAAGTTATTTTCTAACTCAGCTAGTAAATCCCTGGCTTCGGGGCAGTCAGCTAGCACCCTCGCCATTTCCGCCAGATCGACCATTTCCGTTGCCATTTCCGTTATGAGTCAGCGAGCGACTGGCTGAGTGCTCTTCGTACAACTTTGCTAGACGCGACCTTGTCAGTTCCACCACTTCACTGGGCGTCTTGCCTGCCACACGGTGACGGCTAGAGACGTCCATCTTGATGTCCTGACGCTCCCTATACCGACTGGGAAGCATCCCCTTGAGAAGCGTCTGCATCAGTGAATCGCTGTACTCATGTTCGACATAGGGGACCATCTTAACTTCAGTTTTACCCCTCTTGGTCTCATGCACCAAATCCCCGTTTCCATCGCGCAGTGGAATCATGATAGGTTTGCCCTGATGAAACCGCATCCTCACGACGCCGTCTTTTGCCCGACGGATTGCCTCACTTTCGATACTGTCTGCCGCCATCCTGCGCGCCATCTTGTATTTCGCGCGATAGTTCATATCAGTCCGGAGCCACTTGTCGTGAGACCATTGACTGATTCCAGACAAAAGCCGGGCCTTGCTTAACTGTCCAGTAACCGCAATGACTTTCAGAAATGTCCGCTGATAGTCGGTACACCCAGTGAAGACCTCGCTAGGATCATCAGGGTCGTCTTCGCGGGTGATATAGACCTGGACTCCGGTTTCTTCATTCACCACTGATGGTGGATTCTGTGGTTTTTTCTTACGCGGGCGTCCTGGTTTCTTCTTCTTTTTGGCTGCCCTAGGCGGGGGTGGTCGCTTTTTAACCATTACGGGTCCCACCATGCATCTTCTGAATCATGCACGACCAAAGAATGACCTTCTACCGCAATCATCCAAGCGCGTCCGACCTGCTCCTCCACCATACCACCTTTGGGAAATGGTGCGGAAGAACAATAGACCTGGATTATCTGACCCACTTCCGGTGTCGCATTGGGGTGGTAGGTGAACCGAGGTCTTTCGTTGACGGCCGCTGGAAGGTTCTGGGACTCTCGGTGCGACGCCACTACGGCTTCAATCTTCGCCTGCAGCTCGGGCGGGTACTTCATTGTGAATCCACAGTTTCTAGGGACAGTATTTGGTCAATCAGCCATTCCCGCTTAGGACTTCCCTTGAATTGGATCTTGAGTTCCTCCCTAGCATGCAGCCGGAGTTGCTGGTAATCCCATTCCGAAAATTGAGAATACTTGTCGTCATTCGTGTCGTTGCCTAAGTCGACGGTGTCGCTACCTAGGTCGACGGTGTCGCTACCTAGGTCGACGGTGTCCGCCTCGGTGTTCATCGTGACTTCCGCGACCCCCAGGCCCATTGGCCTGCTTAGAGAAACAGAAGGGGCTTCCGTGCCCCCCTCGTTATCGCCTGCATTCTTTGCAGCCTCAAACGTCTGCCACTCCGCCGCCACGTCGTCTTCTGTTCGCTGTAGCATTTTGGCTGCCTGGCGAATAGTCATCCCAGGAAGAAGCCATAGCTCCTGCGATGTTTCAGGACATGGCTGGGATTCGGCGGCTGCCTCAGCGGCTGCCGACGTCATAGTGTCTCGCATGGACTGGTAAGTTCGCCTGGCTTCTTCTGCATCTTTACCAGCCTCCACATCGTCCGGGTGGATGTAATCTGGTCCGATGACAGAACCCGGATTGTCGAGCTCCTGTTGGACCAGATGTGGGCGCCCAGTGCCATCTGCGTTTCTCAGGCCCCACATCCTCGCAATTTGCTCGTGTGGAACCACCTGCTTGTCTAGCTCTTTGATCGATTCTCGGTACACGGGTTCCCCCGGCTGGCCGAGTTTGATGTGAATATCCTCTAGATGCTCGCGAGCGTGCCAAAACGCACTTGGAGGTTCGGGGGAATCGCTAATATCGAACTCTACCGACTGCTTCGCTAAATTGAACACAGCCACCGAGAGCTGTCGGCAGTCGGCCGGAAGATTCCCTGACTGAAACAGGTTGACCATGTCATTGAACGACCGCCAATAGGCCAAAGTCGGGTACCTGGCCGAGTTCTCCCGTGCGTTAGCCCAGTCATTGTGGATATCATTGAAACCACTCACCGCACCGAACAGAACAGCACTTCGATCCATCGTCATAACAATCAACCCCCTGGGCTTTAGTCCGTTACTCACCAATCGTTTCTTACCACATCCAACCCACTTTGTCACACTGCCCGACCTCGACTCCTGCGACTCTGCTTTAAGTTCAGGCGTCCTACATGACTCTTGAAGCTCTCTCTTTCCTTTAAATCTCCTCGGTTATTTTCTCTTGAAAGAACTGTTTTCAGGACGGCCAACTCTTCCGCTGTCATCCTCCACGTGGTTCCGTAACGGATGACTCGACCGCCCCTGCCGAGCATCGGAATACTGAATGTGTCCGGGCCACACCCCAAAAGACGGTTCAGCTCAGCATTGACCGCATCCCGCCGATTTGCTGGAACAGATGCAGACGCGTGGTGTGAAAAACGGGTCATGCTACGTACCTGCGGTTCACGTAGTTTTCCAGTGTGGTCTTGTCATCTGCGGAGATGACCGGCGCATACGAAATATGTTCTGGGATCTTACCCTCGAAAAAATCCTCTTCGCTGGTGTGCTTCAGGGCGGCGTATGTTGTGTTGTCGAGGCCGGTTAAATCGGAGATCCCCTTGTACGTTCCTGTTTCCGTCAAGGTCTGCGTGACGTCGCCGACCTCGATTGCAATAGCCGAACCGGTGTCGGTAATCGTGATCGAATAAAAGGTCGATACGCTTAGGACTGTGTCACCTGTCGCACGGTACACGGTCGCCGCATCATTCACCTCGACGTAGACATTCCCCGATGAATCAAGGCCAACACAGAAATAAGTGGTTGCAGTGCCAGTATCGGACGTTGCAAAAATCACTTGATCCGCGGCGAACGCCGATGCCCCGGTCTTGATTGGCAAAGACAGCGTCAATGAAGCTGCCGCACTCAGGGGGGCAGAAGCCAGCTCTAAAAGGTGATTAGTGCCGTTAAATTCTAGTAATGTTCGGCCATTGATTCCGTTCGCACCAGTTCGGGCTGTTGGTCGCTTGGCCGCTGTCGCTTGAGTGAATAGCAAAGACGACCCCTCGCGAGACAGCCACTCAATCACGGCATCACCATCTCCAGGAGATCCTTGCGCAGCCGCCTCAGGCCCGTCAGCTACGGTAACGGTGTTGTTGTCGGTCAGGTCGTTTGAAGCGTGCGCCTCGACCGCATTTCCAGATGATTCGCTGAGGTTATTCCAGGCAACCAGCCCCCAGTCCGTCTTCTGTGTCGCCGTCAGCTGGCCGTATAGTATCCCATTCCCGGAGGCATAGGTGTCAGACACGAATCCGGCCGCGACAGTAGACACGTCCGTGGGCTTAGCCAGCGCAAACCGAGCCATGCGACCGTCTAGGTATTCAGCACCGATAGAAATTTCAGCCGCACCATCGACTGACAGCGTGTCCGTACCTATGTCTAAGACTGGCATGACCTGACTCCTTAATTGCCGGTCGGAGCCTCAGCCTCTTGCTCTTGATCCGGCTCGCGTTCGGCGCGGCTTCTGGCATCTTCGAGGCATCGACTCAGAGGAACCGACACCGCAATCGTGAAAGGAGTTGTCCTGCAAGCCTCTTCTAGCAACTCAAAAGACCTTTGCTGAAGACGGACAGGCGCCCCCTCTGCACGAAATATCTGCATTCCAACGTCATACAGAGCATAGCCGTCTTTGCCGTCCTTCTGAGTCTGAGAGAGCAGCTTCATGAATGCATCGGCGAGAGTGAAGGGGCGGTCCCCGTCTGTTATGCTCTCGCCAGTGAAACTGACAAGGACAGTATCTAGATCGCGCAGGTGGAACGTTTTCATTGCAGCGCGGATCCAGAGTTAATAACCCCCTTCACTTCCGCGACCAACTCCTCGATTGTGTGTTCCGTGAATGTGCCCGTGTCACGTAGTTCAACCATTCGTCGCTGGGTGATGATCGCAATTCCGACAAGGATAGAGCGCATCTCTTTGTCTGTATCGATTGCAAAGATGCTCGATGTCTTGATTCGTTCATCAGGAGTGTCTGCAAGAATTTCTTCGGCAGTCATTGCTTCGTGAGTGATGTCATCCCATCCAGTCGGCCAGGAATCAGCCTCTAATACAATCCAATCCCCTGCAAGAGCCCTGCCTGTGTTGCCTGGAGGGGCTTGTTGTCCCGGTGTAAGTCTAAACTTAAACAGTGCCATTTTATTGCTCTACATATCCAAGGGTGGCTATTTTTGACATCTCCGGCAACAGTCCACGCTCCGCCGCAAATGCGGCAGGGCAGTCCTTATACTTCTCGTACATAGCCCGAAGAAACGTACACTCCCATTGATTGAAATCGTGTGGAACGACGTCATTTCCAACAGTCGTATGAGCCCTGAGTTTCTCGTCGCATTCTTTCAGGAAAGCTTCAATATCTAATTGCGCCATCCCTGAGGGGATACCCAAGTTTTGGAAATAGATGAAGTTTCCGTTATCCACGACCCCGCCTCGCGACCGTGCCGCACAAAGAGCTTGAGAGAAGGCCATAATAATATGATGCTTAGGCTCTTCCTCTTCTTCATCCTGTTCAGTGATTTGATACTCTGAATCCTTCTC